CGGAACCCAGCCGTTGACCTTGAACGAGGACGCGACTGTGCCGTTAGCTGCGACAGCGGGGATAAACAGCGGGGCGCCAGTTGCGGCCATTGCTCAGGCTCCAATGCGAAAAGCCCCGCCTTGTGAGCGGGGCCGGGTCGTTTGTGGTGGGGGTGGGAGAAACGTGTTAGCTTGCGCGCCTGATTTGGAGGCGGGGGCGTATGGGACTTATCGGGCTGGGCTTGTTGCTTTTCGGGCTATACTGGGGGCTTGGCGTATGGCCGTTCGCTTTCTGCCTAGTGGGCATCGTCCTGCTTGTAGGGGAAGACTATAACCGGCGTCGTTAGCAGTCTGCGCGGGTTAGGTGTAAGGATATGCGCCAGATTAGGAGGCTCACTTGAAACTCTGGATTGCTGGCCTGATGTGCGTGGTGTTTGGCGTTTACGGGTTCTTCCCCGCGTCGTTTCAGACCTGGATCATGCCGCTTTGGATGAGCGTTGTCCTGATCATTGCAGGCGGCGCAATGATGCTGTTTTCAAGGGATGTTAGCGCTGCGCCGGATAGCGTCGAGGATTAGCGCTTGATCGGCCTGCGCCTTTTTGACGTTCGGTCGCGTGTATTCGTAAGGCATCTTGAACGCGCCGGCCGTTCTTGCGAGCGCCGCCACCTGACCGAACCGCTGGAAGGCAATGGCCGCAGCTTCGGCGTTCTTTGCGCTTTCTAGTCGCGCCATTGCGATTTCAAGGTTGGCCGCGTTGCCTTCGGCCTGCGCCTTGTCCACCGCTGCCTGCGCCTGTTTCGCTTCCTCATGGAAGCCCTTCGCAAGATTTCCGGCAAACTCGCTCTCAGCCATCGATGCCCCGATGACAGCCATGTCCATCATCTTAAAGTGCTTGGTTTCCGGCTTGAACAGATCAAACGCATCTTTGGCATTCGGTCGGGCCATCCAGTCGCCGCTGTTGTCGGTCATGAACGGGACGCCTTGCTTCGGCTCAAGGCCAACTCGCTGTTTCAGGTTGTCAGGCTTCCCGGCGCCGCCTTGATAGAAAAACTCGTTGAGGTTCGTGGCGCGTTTGCCCATCGCCTTGCGTCCGGTCATTATGTCGGACGTTGTCGGCGTTGCATCGGACAGAAGCCTGTTGAGCGATGCGGCCCGCGTTGCAGACTGTGCTGCGGTTTTGTTGACGGCGCCCTTCCGCATCAGCGCGCCGGCCAGAACGCCTGCACCGATGCCGACCCACGGTCCCAGTTCGCGTGCAAGTTCAACCATGCCGTCTGGCTTCGTGCGATCAAAAGCGCCCTTCATCTCAATTTCAGAGCGGCGCTGTTCGGCTTTACCTGCGATGTTCTTTTCGCGGTCGCGACCTTCATTGATTGCCGCTTCAAGGTCTTTGCGTGCCGTCTGAATAGCGGCGCGCGTATCAGGCCCCAGATTGCCGTCTGGCCTTCCGCTGGCGCTAACCTTTAAGCCGCGCGTCTCTGCCAAATAAGCCTGTTTTTCTTCGACGGTGCCGTTGAGGATAATATTAAGCTCAGCTTCCAGCCCTTTGATGCGCTCGCGCTCTTGAGCCAACGGGCCAAGAAACTCGTTGTTTGCGTCTGCTTCCTGCGCAGTAGCAATGCCGCCAAGCCCGCCAGCCACACCACCTGCGGCAGCGCCTGCAACCACACGCGGAGCCAGCGCATTAGTCGGCGGTCCCTGCGGCGTCGGGGGCGGCTCCACGTTCAGCGCATTGCGTGGGGGGCGGTTGCCGTAGATGCGGGCGAGGTTCTCAGGCGTTGCGCCGCCGTAGAGCATTTCCGCAATGCGGTTGCGCTGGTCCTGCGTGTAGGCCCCGGAGCGGGACAGCGCGGCCAAGGCGGCTTCCACGGGACTGCGCACCGCGCGGAACGCATCGGCCGCCGCTGCGCCGAGGCCACGGTCAGCCATTCCAGCTTGCGAGGTTGCAGAGCCAAAATCCGGGTCACGCCTCTGGGCGTTCTTGAACATGGTCTGATCGGCACGAATGCGGGCCGTAAGCTCGTCAGCGGTTTGCTGGTCAAACACCGCGCTGAACACCTGGCGCATCCGTTCGCTCGACAAACCATCGATGCCGCGACCTTTTTCTATGTCCAGCACGATCTTTTCGACAGTTCCCATCTGCAAGGCTGTCAGCGGCTTGCCCGTAAGCCCTGATGCAATGGCGCGAACCTTCTCGACCGACAGGCCGCCGCCTGCGACTTGTGCGCCTTGCTTTCGCGCCTCCCGCATCCGAGGAGCATCGGCTCCGTCGCGGACGGCTTTGTAGTCTGGCATCAGCGCGTCGAGTTCATCTTTGATCGCGCCGCGCGCCTTCTCGAGTTCATAGGCTGCTTGCCCGCCCGAACGCTTCTGGCTCTCGATGGTGCGGTCAAGGCCACGCTTGACCAGATCCCAAATGCGGGCGTTGCTGGGGGCTTGGCCTGCGGTCGTCTGCAAACTTTCGGACGCTTGGATCGCGCGGCGCACATAGGGGCCGACGACAGGGTCATCCGCCAACTGCATCAGGCGTTCCGAGTTGACGCCTGCATTGTCCGCAAACAGCTTCTCGTAAGCCGGGCTGATTTCCTCGGATGCCTGCTTGATGGCTGCGTCAATGTCGCCTGTGACCGTCGCCGGGTCGATCTTCGTCGTTGCCTGAACGTCCGAGAACAATCGGCCCGTGCGTGTGCGGGCAAGATCGCCCACCTGCTCGCTTGCAAGTTCCGCAGCTACGCCAGGCTGACGCGACAGACCAACGCTGATGTTTTGCGCGTTCTGCGTCAGGTTTGCCAGCGGCGCCGGTTTGTCGCCAAATTGCGCTAGATTGGCTGCTCTGATTTCATCAGCCGAACGGCCTGCCGGAGCCAGCGCATTTCGCGCGGCACGCACGGCAACCGCTTCATTAAACCCGCCGCCACGGATGGCGCTACCTGCGGCTCGATAGCCACGCATTGCCGCACGGGGAAACAGCACCCCAGCCGCTGCACCCGTCACCGGGTTGATGATATCCGGCCCGCCATTGCCGTCACCGCCAGAGGCAGCGAAGGCATCGCCTGCGCTACCCGCAAACGCACCCACGCCACCGCCAACGATCCTGTCAGCGTTGTTCCGCAGGAAGCTGCTCGGCTTGGGCTCTGCGGGGGCGCTGAAAGGCGCGGGCTGCGGCTGGGGGGCTGCTGCTTGCGCAACGGCCTTGCCCACGGGCGGGGCTCTGGTGGCCTGCACGGCTGCACGCTCTGCGCCGGCAAGCGTGGTCGGGGCCAGCGCATTGCGGGGGCCAGCCATGCCGCGAAGCGTCATCGAGCCGGGAAGCATTTGCAGGGCCGCATAGCTTCCCTGAATGGACGCCTGCTGCGCGCCTTGCGCGGCTTTGCCCATGTCGCCTTCAATGAGGCCAGCGCCAGCGTCACGCAGGCCCAAATAGGCGCGGCCCGCCTCGTCCACGGGGCTAATGAACTCGACAGCCTCGACAGCGCCGCGCACGGGGTCGCGCGTTGTGGTTTTCGCCCAGCCTTCCAGACCGCCGCCCGTCAGCCCTGCAATCGGAGCCTCGAGGCCGCGCATCACATCGGTGAAAACATTCGGCTGGGACGTGTCGCCTGTAAGCGGTCCTGTGACTTGCTGCGGTTGCGCCCTTGGCCTTGAGAAGCCTCCCGTGCTTGCAGACGCAAGCGGGTCAGGCACGTAGCCCATTGCCCTCATGCGTTCGGCATTTGGCGGCTTGGCAATGAACGCTTCGTATCCGCCAGGAATAGCCGCTGCGGCTTCCTCGATGATGGCGTCAGTCTCGGAGCGGAGGGACGGTGCGGCAGGCGCGGCAGGCTGTCCCATTTGCTGAAGCCGCAGACGCGCCTTGGCCTTGGCGATGGCCTGCCGCTGCTGCGGCGTCATCTGTGCGGGTTGGGTTTGATCGTTCATTGAGCAAACTCTGCCCGCTCATCTTCCGTCATGACGTCCCAAAGTTCCTGCGTAACGCCAGCCGGGATGCCCGCCGCTGCTGTATTCGTCGGCTTGGCTAGAAGGAACGGCACGCCCACACGCGTCTTCTTCGCGTTAGGCCGCGCACGCTCAAGCAGATCTGTCGGTATCTGATTTCGTCCGCGCGAGATGTAATCTGTCAGCACGCTCAATTGCGCTTTAGCTGATGCGGCAGACTTTCCGAGAGCTTCGGAGCCGGTCACATCTGGAACAGCGGAGCTGATAATCTCAAGGTCAGGCCCGTTCAGAACGCCAAGATTAAACAGTTCTTTAGCTTGGATGAGAATGGCGGTGCGAGCGGCGTCCAGTTGCTTGGCTTTTGGATTGTCGCCACCGATGCCGGTCGTCCAGAGCTGCGGCCCGGCAGCATCGATCAAGTCGATGTATGCCTTCAGCGCGCCATCGACCGCGTCAAGCGTCTGGGCTTGCTGGATAAACTTGCTTTGCTGCGATGGCGTGTACTCTGACGCGGGCTTGGCGCCCGAAATAACCTGCGGCTCGCCCGTGCGATTGTTTATCTTGACCGCAGTGCCGTCAGGAATGCCCCACGCCTGCAAATCCTGCGCTGTAGCCGGGCGATATGTATCACCGCTTGCGCTAGGCGACTGGCTCCCGCGCGCAATCCGCGTCCGCATGTCCACATAGCCGGGAATAGGCTGCGGCGGTCCCTTGCCGTCTTCACCGCGCCACATCCCTTCGGGAAGGTTTTCTGGTTTAGCGTCCCCCGTGATGATCGGCTCATAAGTCACCGGATCATACGCCACGTTGCCAATGATGATCGGAGACTTGGACGCACGCTCAATCGGATTGGACGCGATTATCTCATTGTTCGCGCCGCGCCGCTCTGCGCCTGATGCGAGCGTGTATGCCTCCTGCACTTCCGGCGAAATCCCCGCCTGCGCCGACAGCGCCGCGATCTGCCCGTCTAGCGCCTGGTCACTGAACTTCGTCACGTCCACCGGCATCTGCGAGACGTCCTGTCCGATGATCTTCGAAATCGTCGGCGCGTTCTGCTGCCACCACTGGCCGCGCTGCGCCTCGGGAAGCGCGCGTTGCTGCTGCATGAGCGCGAGCGTCTGTTTCAGCTTGTCGCCTTCTGCGGTTTTCGCCTCGGCCTGGCTGGCCTTGTAGCCTTCCGGGTCGAAGCTCTTGCGGAAGGCGTTCAGCCCGCCGCCGATTGCTTGCATGAGCGCATTGTTCGGCGGGGCTTGCATTGGCTGCTGCGGAGACATTGGCCCCGGAGCGTTCGCTTGTGCAGGCGCAGGCAGCGCCATTTGCGGGTTCATGTTAAGCGCAGCCGACTGCATGGGCTTCTGGATCATGCTGGCCGCAAGCGGGTTCTGGATCATGTCGTCCACCACTTGTTCTTATTGCCGTAGTCCACGATACCGCCGACGGCATCGCTGATGCCGGTCCCATATCCCTTGTATGCGGATGAAAGCGCATTGGCTCGAGCATCACCGGCTTTCATCATCGCATTGCCCGCGTTGACGCCGTAATTGCCCGCAGCGTTGGACGCGAGCTGCGAACTGGTCTGGTTCATGCCTGCGAGGTTCGCGAGTTGGTTCGTGTAGTCCCCGAACGCGCCGTAGGTGTTCCCGGCCAAGGTTTTCGCATAGCGGCCCTCCGCGGCCCCGCTGATGGACTTGCCGGCCGCGCCGAGGTTGCCCTTGATCTGGTCGAACTGCTGGTCGTTGATCGTCGTCGCCAATTTGGCATAGGGCGAGGCGTAGAACTCCGCGAGCGGGTTGGACGCGCCGCCCTGCACCTGCTGCGCGCCGCCTGTTGGCATGTTCGACTTCGTGTCGGTCGTTGATGCGAGCGTGCGGCCCTCGTTCTTGCCGAACTGGTTGTAATGCCAGTTTGCGTAGGCGTCCTGGTTGCCGCCAAACAGCGCCTTGATGTCGGGCTTTGCCCACTCGGCCTGAAGGTCAGGCTGCTGCATGTATGCGGCGTAGTCGAACCCGCCGGGAGCCTGCGTGGCGACTGTCTTCCAGTTGTCGCCGCCGTCGCGGATCATGCCGCCCAACGCGCCGCCGACAGCGCTGCCGAGAGGACCGCCTAGGAATGTGCCAGCGATGCTTCCGACAGCGCCCGCAGCCGCGTTGGACCCGCCGCCGCCCGAACGCCCCTGCACAGGCTGGCCTGCGCCGAGGTTAGGCAGCATCTGAGAACCGCCGCTCATGCCACCGCCAGAGAAGCCGCCACCATACGCCGCTTGATAGTCCTGCGGCGCGATGCCGAACAGCGCAGCGAGCTTGTTGGAGGCAGCCCCGCCCGTCATGTACCCGGGGGAGGCAAGCCCGCGCTGGTCCATGTAGATCTGGCGCTGAAGCGCGGTCGTCTGGTTCGCCGCGTCCTGCTGCGCTTTGGCTGACGCCTGCCCGCCTTGGCCTTGCATGTAGCCGCCAGCCAGAGACGCGCCCGCATTGATCAGCGCGGGAGCGTTGTCTATGGCGAACTTGGCGATTTGATCCCACATTCTATGCCGTCCTGATTTCAAAAAGTTACGGCGCGACGCCTTCGCCATAAATGGCGACACCGATTGATATGCTTGCCGTCGCCGCGAGGCTGTCGGTAACCGTACAGGTTGCGATGTCCTCCGTGGTCGTGCCGATGGACACGAACCCGGTGAAGCTGGTCGTTGCAGATGTTGACGCGCCGATTGTGAAGTTCGCCAAGTCCAGAACCCACGCATAGGTGTAAGGCCCCGTCCCACCCGTTGGCGTCACCGTCACCGCGTTAGTCGTCGCAGTTCCCGAACCAACACGATCCCCGAATGCGCTGGAAGGCGTTGCAGAGGCATAGAAGCCTCCCGGCGCTGTCTGGCTCGCCAGTGTGGCAATGCCCGCAACCGCTCCCGTTGCCGTCGCTTGCGCCTGCGCTGCCGCAGCCTGGGCCTGTGCCACCCCACTGTTGACGTTGTCCGTGAACGTCACGCCGCCCGTGAGATACTTGTACCACTCAGGCGTCAATCGCCCGTCCTTGTCCACGAGCGGCACGGCCAGCGATGGCGGATTAGGAGCCCGCGCCATCACAGATCCTCATTGACCAGAACGCCCAGATAGGCCGCCGGCGCGGGGTCGCTCTTCTGGAACTGAAACACCATGCCCGCAAGCTTCGTGCGCCCGCAACGATGCCAGACCGTGCGCTGGTCGTAGACACCCTGCGCGCCCAGCTTCCGGTCGCGCCAGTTCGTCCATGTATTGCCGCCATCCACTGACGCGCGCATCCGCACGATAGGGTTAACACCCTGCCCGGTCGCCACGCCAACGCCCTTGGCGCTCTCGAGCCGCAGCGTGGTCACTGGCAAACTATCAGGAACGCCGCTCATGTGCGCCGTGAACTCGCGCACGATCTCCGTCCCCATCGTCGTTGTGTTCGCCATGCTCTCGGACGTGTAGTCCCGGCTCAGCTCGTCAAACTGGCCCGTTGCATCGCAGACGAACACACGGCCCGCAGCCGTGATGATGTCCGTGTATCGCCACGAGTTTTGCAGGTTGGTTCCGCGCGTGTGCCATTCCTGCGTCAGCACGTCGAACACCATGCAAGCCGTAGGCGTCCGGTAGCTGATGAAGATGTGGCCACGGTCCTGGTACGTCTTGCCGATAATGTTGGCCGCGCCTGCACTGCGCAGCGCCGCAGATACCCAAGGTTCTGAGACGATGGGCGAGCCGCCCTGTCCCAGCCTGCGGACGTTAAACGCCTCGTCCACGAAAAACAGCGAGTTGTCAGCCTTGACGATGCCGTCACGGCACGCGCAGCCGACTTGCTGCGTCATGCCCGCCTGCGCCGCGAAGGGGTCCGTGCTGTCACCCGTCTGCGACCAGACTTCAATCGTCTGCGAGCCCAGCAGGTAATAGAACTCGCCCAGCACGCGGCCCGCGATGATGTCGTCAGGCGAACTCTCTGCCGTGTAGTAGTTCAGCGCCGTGGTCGATTGCAAGTCGAGAACCGAGGTAAACCCGAAACGGTTCTTCCATGTCATCAGCCCGCGCTGGCCCAGCGTGTCCACACTGGTAAAGACCGTTGCGCCTGCATCAGAAAGCAGGGTCGTGAAGCCCGTGTTTACCGCGCTGTCAGTGTAAGCAACCGTCGTGTTTGCCGCTGCAAGCGATGTCGTGCCGAACGTGAACGCGCCGTCTGATTTAGTGGCTGTCACGTAGCCGATGCGAACGCGCGTGGTGACAACCGTGGGCAAAGCAGCCGCCGCCGCCGATGCGCTGGCATAGCCCGTAGCATTGGCTGGCGCTTCGATTGCCGTGATGGTCCCGGCAGCGTCGATGTCCAGCGCAACCGCGCCGAACAGGCCAAGCGGGACCACATCATTGCCCGGCGCCGTACCAGCCGCAACCGCCGTCTTGTTATAGACCGTTCCAGCTATCGAATAGCTGAACGCGCCGGTTGCGACGTTTGCAGGCGTGGAGCCAATAGCGAGGTTTGGGTCAACCGTGACGCCGTCAGATGCGCGCCTGATATACGTCCCGTCAGACACATAGGGCTGGCCGTTGAAAAGCCCAAAGCCCTCGGTTTCCGTGAATGCGAAATCGCCACGATCTGTCCCGCTGATGGTCCCGGTCAGGCTGCTTGTCGTGTTGGTGGATGGCGCAAACGTCGATAGCGTCGTCCCCTGCGCGATCAGCACATTGCCCGAGGCGTGGCCGTCAGCCTGCCACATGCCACGGCACGCGCCAGCGAAGTCCGCACGCTGGAGACTGCCAGGCGCTTCGATCAGCACATTCTCGCGTTGCGGGTCGTTCGGATGCGGCTCGCGATAGACGTTGTGGCACTTCTTCTCGGCAAGCCCCGTGACAACAGCAGAGGCTGCGGACGTCGCCATCGGCACGCGCATCAGAAGTATTCCGCCCGCGTCGGCTTGTTGAACCGCTCGCCGCTGGACACCAGACGCCGCAGGTTGCGTTCCGCCGTCGGCTCGTAAGTCTGACGGAACGATGCGGCTTGCCCGCCGTCCATGTAGTCGTCAGCCGCATGGCAGGCGACATACATGGCGAGGTCTTCCAGCATCGACTGCGGGCAAGCGCTGTCGGACCAGTAGGCAATGCCAAGGTCGCGCAGCTTCTCGTTGACGCTGGCAATCAGCCCCTCGATCAGCGCGGTGTCCTCGGCTTCCGCCGTCTCGCCTGCCTGAAGCACCTTGAGCTTTTGCAGCACGCGGTTGCGCAGTTCGGCAAGGGTCGCGTCAGCCATTGACCACCTCGCCCTCGATCACTTGCATCGGTTCGCGTGTCGCGCCCTGAAGCGCCGCGCGCAGCCGTTCGATGCCCCAGCGCTTGTCATAGTTCGCGCCGAGGTCGTCCAGTTGCTGCTTGATGATGGCGCGCTCGTCCTGTTCCCGTGAGCCTTTCGGCTCCGGCGCATCCTGCGGAACTTCCGTAAAATACGGATGGTTCCGCAGTTTGTTGACCTGCCAGGGCAACAGGTGCCCGACATCAACAGGTGCGCCAGCCGAAAACGTGACGCCGTAGAGGGAGGCGAACTCGTCGCCCCCCTCATCGTCACCTTTCCAGATGAAGGCCGTCATTAAACGGCCAGCGTCGGATCGACCACGTAGTACACGACGAGCGAAATTGTGCCCGTGTGGCCTGCGTTGCCAGCCACGTTGGCTTCGACTTGCAGCTTTGTCTTCTTCGTGAAGAACGGCAGCACGCCAGTGGCGAGAATGCCGCTCAGCGGGTACATGAGGCCCGCAACCGGCGACACGTTGCCAAGGGCAAACGCGTCACCCGTCAGCACGCCGAGATTGCCGAGCCCGTCAGGGTCAGCAGCATCATACGTGCCAGAGCCGCCGTTAGCGGCCCAGCCGAGGTCCATGTCCAGCGTCTCCGTGCCGGTATCAAGGTCGGCGCCGTAGAACATGCCTCCGACGACAACCGCCCCGGCCGGAACCCAGCACATCTCGAAGATGTCGCCATCTTCGACCGCAGCCCCGATTGTGTAGGAGCCGTAAGCGCACTGGAGAACGCCAGCCAGGGAAGGACCCGCAATCGGGAAGCCTGTTGCACCGCGCGTAGCGGTGAGTGTTTCAGCAACCATTGGTAATGCTCCTTACGAGTCGGCGGCGGCTGCGAAGAAGCACGACACCATGCCGTGTTGCTTGCCGTTGTATGCGAGTTTCTTGACGCCAAGCAGTTCCTCGATGGCGACACCAGGGCGGAACTTGTAGTCCTTGTCCATGTCGCTGCGCGGGGTCGGCTCTTGACCCCATGCGATGCCGACAGCCTGCGCGCCGCACAGGAACACCGGACGGACGTCCGTCGTTCCAGAAGCGCCGGCGTTGGTCAGGTTGTAGGTTCCGGTCGATGCGATGTCGTCGATCTCCGGGACTTCGCGATGGATGATCCCGTCATAGAGCAGGTCGCCGTCCTGAAAGATTGGGTTGTCGTCCATGCCAGAGCCTTCACGCGAGCGAGCCTCACGGTTCGCTTGCGTCATCGTGGTGTCGGCCTTCAGGTCGCGGAACGTCCGCGCCCCGTGGAACGCCACGTAGTATTCCCGGCCGTCCGCTGTCTTGTACGGGCGGATATGGGGGTCAGCCGACTTGGCGATGCGCTTGCCAAGCGACATCGACGCAACCGTGCATTTGTCGTCGGTCGTGTCGAGCGTTGCCGTGGCGGTTGCCCAAGTCGCGGAGTAGTTCGACTTGAGCTTGCCGAACAACAGGCGGTCAGCGTTCGCAGCCGCGTAAGCGTTGCGGTTCGCAGCTGACGAGCTTGCAAGCGTGACAGTCGTGTCGCCAGTCGTGACAGCCGACAGCATAGCCGTGATGACATCGTCACGCAGCTTCTCCGCTTCCCACTGGCGCAGCATGTCCTTCGCAGCGCCGTACAGGTCAATCTCGGTCTTGTAGCTGGTCGATTTCGGCACGCGCACGCCGTTCCTGCGCCAATCGACGGAGATTGCGCAGTTGTAGTTGCCGAGTTCTTCCTCGGCGCCGTCGAGCATGG